CAACTCACCTAGGTTCTGTCCACCTGGTAGTGTAGTAATCTCTGTACCTTTGCCGCCTTCTCTACGTGGTAACCAGAAGTCTTCCATCATAGACAAGAACTTACGATCATCACGAACTTCACCAGTGTTCGCATCATAGACAAGTTTGTTCTTGTACTTGACCATAATGTCACGTAGGTATTGTTCTGCCTTTAGTTTTGGCAAGTTACCAACGTCAATATAGAAAATTCTACGTTCTGGAGCACGAGAGATACGATATATAACTGTCGCATCTTCAATCATACGCAACTGGTTCAATGGCTTAATTGCTTTGTGGAGGTAAGATAATACCACCGCACGGCGAGAATCCATAAGTCCAGAGACAACAGAAATAACTGAATCTGTAGTAATACGAGTGCCAACTGGACCATAATTTGTGGAAGATCCTGTGGTAACTTTGTCATTATAAATGTAATACTCATTAACGACATTCATTACCTCTACGCCTGTTCGTTCATCTTTTTGTTTCTTGATTTCACGAATCTTACGCATCTTACGTGGGTCAACGTAACGCAGTTCTTTGATACCCTGTGTTGGGTTTTCTTTGTCTACAATAATGTGGTAATATAATTTTCCGTCAATGTAATATCTACGGAAGATATCTTGTGCCATGTTTGTATAGTTCAACATACGCAAGATTGTATGAAATTCTGCCTTGATTGCCTTTTTAATCTTGTCTGGCACATTTAAGTCATCAAGAATAATTTCTATGTTTTTACCATCATCGTCTTGGCAGATTGCTTCGTTAACAATATCGTCAATGGCCGATTCAATTTCTGGTTGCATGGCCATTTCACGGTAACGAGATATAAGTTCTACTTCATTCTTTGCTGTGCCGTCTAGGTCAACATATGTTCCGTAATAAGCAGCGGAAGTAATCGTTAACGCACCGTCATCCGAGGCTGGCGGAGAAAACGATTGTTGTGTGGTCTGGGTTTCTTCTTCCTCTTTGCGAGAAATTGTAAAGCCAAATAGACTAAACTTTTGTGCCATGTTTTTCCTGGTTACATTTCAAATAAATCATAAAAGAGAGGACTTAGGTCCTCTCTTATGTATACAACAAAAATTAACTTGTTGTGTTGCTTGTCCAGTATTGGTATGCAAATGTTACTGTGAATTCTTCAATAGTATCATTTGTGCCCCAATCCAAATCAATTGGAGATAAGTCAACTGGGAAAATGCCAACGAATCCATAAGACTTAATAATTCCGTTGGTGCCTGCTGTTGCAGTTTTGCTGTACTGGTTAACAGTTGCATTAATAGCATATGGTTGACCACCAGAACCACCACCAGTAACGTTAGCAGCCAATCTTAAGTTGCCTGCGTTGCTATTGATTGTGTTCATCCATGATTCGATTGAGTTACGAACGCTGAAGTTTTCATCGTTAATAACTGTTACTGTCCAGTCTGCAAATGTTCTGTTGCCAGCAAACTTTGTTTCACGACCAAAGTAGTACAATGGAACCGTACCAATTGTTGAACCAGGCAACTGAGCAGCTTTACACAAGAAAGAGAAAGGTTGGCCAGATTGACCAACGCCTCCTGGTAAACCAGTCATTTGAACCTGGAACAAATTTGGACGTGCGCCGTCATTTTGCAACGCACTTGTAAATTCGCTAATTTGAAAAGCCATTTTATTCTCCTATTTGTTCCTATTTATTAAGCGCCAGTGGTAGTTACTGTAGAGAAGCTAACACCAGTACCAACTGCAACAAAGTTCAACTGAATAAAGTTGATAGAACGAGCAGGTTGAATGTAAATGTCACCAACAAATTGGTTAGCGTTAACAACAGAAGGTGTGTTGTTAGTTGAATCGCAAACAACTTGGAATGATGTGATACCTCTTTGTGCTTGAACTGAAGTCAAGAATGGAGTTACAAGAGCAATAAATTGTGCTTGTGTGAATGCATCATTGAATTCAAACAAAGAGTATTTTGCTGCTGTTGCAATTGCCTGTTCAAGAGTGATAAACAATCTACGAACGTTGATACGGTCAAACGCAGATGGTTGTGTTTGCATTGTTTTGTCGCCAAACAATACTGTACCGTTTCCTGGTTGAGAGATAACTGGGTTAACCGCAGCCTGATACAATGCGTCACGAGCTGCTTGGATTGGATTCCATGCCAACTTGATAACGTTCTTGATAACACCACGATTCAAACCAGCAGGAGACCACCATGGATTGTTTTGAGAGTCTGTGTATACACATAGACCAGCAATATCACCATTCAATGGAACCCAACGATATGTGTTGTTGTAACGGTCGAACAAGTATTTCCAACCAGAATCAGCAAAAGCATATGATGTGCTACGTGCTAATGAAGTATTCCATGTTGTAATATTTGTAGCTTCTGAACCAGCTTGGTTAACAACAGCAGAACTTGGTGGAGAAACAAATGCCACACAATCAGCACGAGCAGTTGCAATGTTATCAATGATGTATTGTTGAATTGTTGTGCTAGCGGAACCAGCCATCACTAAAGAAATTTGTGATGTTAATTTGTTAGTAAACAACTGATATGCAGTTTGCATATCGGCATCAATAGTTGTTTGATATGTACCACCAACCAATTGAACTGTGTCATTGTTTATTGGATTTGCAAATGTTGTATTAGCTGCAAAAGAACCCCATGTTGCGGCAGTTGCACCATATTCAACAGGATCAATAGCATAAACATATGCAGAGTTATTAAAAATCTGATTTTTGTAATAGTTAGAATTACCCAATGGATCCATTGCATCAAATGCTTTAGATACAAATGAATATGTTTCCAATACTGTGTTTGCAGTACCAGTAAACAAACCTTTAGTATCAATAACTACAATGTGCAATTCATCATTTGCGCCATTAACAGAAGCTGCATATGCAGATGTTCCTGGTGCTGCTGAGAAATAACTCTTATATGCCCATGTAGAGAATAGTGATGTATTAGCGCAAACAGAAACGGAAAGAGAATTTCCTAAAGTTCCTGGATAACGAGCAACAAATGGACCAGCAACGTTTGCGTTGTTTTGGTTCAAATATGTTGCTTGGAATACATCTTTATTTTGAATTTGAATAGTTGCATTGCTATTTGCTGTTGCATTGTATGTGAAGCTATTAGCTGCACGAACTACTTGTAAGTTATTACCATATGCCAAGAAAGAAGCTGCAGTAAAAAATGTCTGATATGAATTTGCGTCATTGTTTGGTTGACCAAATCTATTTACTAAATCTGTTTCTGTGGTAATCGTGATAATCTTATTAACTGGACCCCATGGGAATGGTCCAGCAATTGCACCGGCGGTAGTTAGAACAGAAGGTACGACTGTTGTTAAGTCTACTTCCGATACCGCTACGCCTGGAGATAGTTGTATTGCCATTATTTTCTCCTTAAATTATTATGTTTTTCTTGGCAGTTTAATACCATAAAGATTATTTATGAACTATGACTTTTACAAGTTCCTCAGCATGTCCTGCATAAAGGAACCATATGTATCTCCGCCTGGTGTTGCATCCCACAAATCACCGTCAATCAATTCAAGATTTGTTGTCATTCCATTCTCAATGATTGGTGCAGGTAAAGATTCTTCATCTATCTGATTCATTTCTTCTAATTGCAATTGTTTGCGGATGTCGTGATTGACAATTTCTTTGAAATATTTCTGTGTAGTTACCCACGAAAATATAACCAAAGTCATCACCATATCGTCATTTGAACCTTCTTCTGCCATAAAACTGTTCTTTTTAGAGACAAAAGTTGTTAATTCAGAAATGGTATCAAAGTCATTGACGATTAACTTGTCACCTTCAATCAATGTTTTAAGATTGGAACATCCAATTCGTTTAACTTGTGGTGACATTTTTAAACCCATCTGTACACCACGAGCAAAACCAGCAGACAATTGTTGCGGTTGTTTGTTACCTGTAAACACTTTCCATAAATTTTCATACTCCAATTCATAGTGTAGTGTGTCGGCCACTTGCGGAGTATTGTTAATTTCCACTAAAACATA